TCCCACTGCTAGAGTCAACCAATTGGCTGACAGTACCGCTTGGTTTAACGCAGCTGATAGCAGTACTGATAGGGATGTCAAGGCGTTCAGCCCACTTAGCGTTAGTAGTAACGGCGATTTGTTTGAGGTGCTCAAGAGTTTTCTCCAATCCTTTGTTTGACTTTGTTGTTAATGGGTTGTCCATAATACCTGTCATAGACACACCAAGTAGTCTTTCTTCTTCTGTGTTAGTCTGCCATGATTTACGTAGGTATGGGAACTTAGTGAATGATGATTGTATTGTACCTAAGATAGTAGCAATACGTACCTTACGTTCTAAGTCTTCTGTACTATCAGTAGCTCTTACAACTACCTCTGTTAGATTGCAGAATTGATTAGGCCGTAATATTATCTCACTGCATGGGTTAGTTCCGAACTCATAGTTAGGATCACGTCTTCCATTCTTAGCTGCTTGTTTCTTAGATGCTTGTCTGTTGAAGATACCACGTTCACCTGAGCCTGACTCAACTAACGCCATCCACTCACGCATGAAAGATAAACTGTCTGGCTTCTCTGTATACCCAACTGAGTTGTTAGCTAATGCTCTCTGTGGGTCATTGTCCCACCATGAACCTGACTTAGCATGTCGCATTCTATCATCTGATAAATTACTCAATGAAATCATGGCACTACGGCGTACTCCACCTACGACTACTACCTCACCTATCTTACACATGATGTCGTGACATTCTAGTGATGATAGCTTACGTCCTTTAGCATCTTTAAATGTCTTGATAACAAAGTTAAACAGATCAATCAAAGGCATAGGACCTGATGCTCTACCACCAAATGTCTTTAGCTTTGCACCTGCAGGTCGTACCTTAGATACATCCCATCTGGGTATCTCACCACTATATAGTAGTGCAATCATCTGACGTAATGCTTTAGCCCAACCTTCTTTGCTATCTTTAACTACAATAGTAGTTTCACTATCATACATATGCTCTGGTACTTCTGGTAGTTTAGTCACAGATTGACGTTCAACTGAGAACCCAACACCTGTACCACACAACAAAATAAACATAGCTTCATCAAAAGATTTAACATCGTCTACTGCTAGGTACGAGCAATTGTAACCTGCTGTATTGTCACGTGCTAATGCTGGACCAGCAGTCATTAATGCTCTCATGGAAGGCATCACTTCTAGTCCTAGTATAGCCCGTTCAATCTCTGCTATCTGTTTAGGGTTATCACCTAATGCTGGTTGCACTAGGTTCGTCACGTATCGTCCTACTGTTTCTGACCACGTTTCTCTACGGCCTTCTTCCTCAAGCCAACGTGCATAACGTGACTTGTGTATGAAAGATTGATAGTCAGTTGGTAAATGGTTATTCATATTCATACTACTCCACTATTGTTTTGATTGATTGGATTTCCATCCCGTCAACATCATATATAAACTCTTTTAATGCGTCTTCTACTTCATCGTGTATCTTTCCATCTACAGGTACAGGATATTCATCTTCATCTAAATCAAGAGTTAGAAATATTTTTACTATCATATCATTGTCCCCTCTAATGAAACTTAACGTTGATTATATTTTTATCTATACTAGTTATGTCTGGTTTCTTTTTAGTTTCTACTTCTTCTGGTTCTTCTATTAGTGTACCATCACTCTTAGCTTCTTCTACTATCTCACTTAGTAGGTCACGAACTTCTTGGCTTTCTTCCATAGCAGGTATGGCAGCACAGATCATCTGCGTTAGGTGTGTGAGTTGGTAGTGATCAGTATCATTCATTACATTGTCTTCTGTAGATATAGTACCTACCATCAACTCACCTGTCCACTTACCCGTATCATCTAAAAAGGGAGATAGCCTAATAATATAATCGTTAGGATGGAAATCTATTAATATATTCTCGTCATTCATGTTTGTGCTATCCTCTCTTTATCTTTTTGTATGGGCAGTTAATTAAATCTGGATGTTTGTCTTTGCCTTTTTCTTTCAGCCACTCCAATGGAATGATACGATCATGATACTGTATACCATTCTTCTCACACCATTGTCCATAGCTAGTTTTAGCACCCTTACTTATCTTAGAACGACTGTTAGTAAACACAAATCGTATGTCTAACTTAGGGTGTTGCTTCTTTATTAGCAGATGTTTGCGGCGATCTTCAGCTTTAAACATTCCCTTTGTCTCAATTATAATGCCGTTCTTCAATACAAAGTCAGGGGTATAGGTGCGGTACATAAGGTCTTCCCATTCAATCTTGATCTCCTCATATTTGAATGGCATCTCATGCTCGATTAGATAGTCTTTTGTTCTGACCTCTAACCCACTCCTATACCCATGCTTCCTTGCGGCAGCGTACTGCTTTGCCTTCATGGTTTAACCCTCGTTTACAGTAATATAACTTACTGTTGGTTTAACTCTAGCTTGTGATACCTTAGATGGTAACTCTTGTAGTTCTGGAAAACATTCAAACCTAAAGTCACAGAACTTACAGTTAGGATTTAGAATAGTGTTACCTGATGGCTTACCCCTAAACGTTTCTGGTACGGGATTAAAGCATCTCTCAAACTCATTCTTATTAACTGTGTCTACAGTGTCCTGTATCTTAGCTATCTCTGTATCCAAATCAAGGCCATCGGCAGGTACATACTTGATGTTACCATTAGCCTTGTTGACTACCCACCAACCACCAACTTTCTTACCAGTAGCTTTTGCGTAACCTGCAAGTTGACCAATGTAACCAAATGAATCACCCTTACTGAGTGTATCATATGACTCAAACTTGTTACGATATGACCAATCAGATGCTGACTTAACATCATCTAATGCACCATCCATAATAAGATCGTATGACCCATGTATTGTATCTTCGTTTAATTCTAGTTGAACAAAGTTATCTTCGTCTTCATAGGCTACTCCTGCTTCGGTAATGATACCTTTGAATGCAGCTTCAACTATGTCTCCTAGTAACATGTTCATCACGAACGTTGTCGGTTTGGGCAACGCTTTCTCTGGCTTGTTCTTAGCAAACCAAAGCTGACAAGTAGGCTTACCTATGTTAGACATACGTAAACGAAACTCATCACGCTTGTTGCCCCCACCGAACTGGCGGCGTACTGAATCCATTACATCTTTACCAATCTGTTGTATAGTCTCTTCAGACATACTAGATTTACCAGATGTAGCATCTTCAAGATACTGATTTATCGCCAGTTCAGCAGGGTGGTTCATTATACGAAGTCCTCTGCGTCAATGTCCACAAAGGCTTCGACAGTATCTGTATCCACCTCTTCGTTCTTGTGCATGTTCTCATTCCATGCGTTGAGAATGTACGTATTGTAGTTCTCAATCCATGCAACAAAGTTAGCAAAGACTGCTTGCGACTCATTGTCCATGTCTAATGTGTTAGATAAGTCAATGTCAGTCTCTGGTACATAGAAACTGCTACCATTGGGTAGTGGTACTTCCTTGGTAGTAGAGGTAATGTAATGCTGTGGTGGTAGCCTACGCATCTTAGATAACTTAGCGAACTGTTCACCAAGTGTTTTGAATGCATCACGATTGTCAATCTCCCAGATGAATGCAGTAGTATCTACATCAACAGGATTACCATCAGCATCAGTAGGATTAACCAACTCTACTGTACCAAACAAAGCACGTACACGTTTGATTGACTTGATTAAGTCTTTCATACTGTCGGGTAGTGCCGCCCAATCTTTGATGAACCCTGCAGGTTTACCACAGTTGAAGCCACCATCATTATCTTTCATGTCACTGTTAAGATCATTAGCCATGACAGTCTTGACGAACTTGTTAGGTGTCTTATCACTGCCCTTGACAAACTTCTTGTACATGAATCGCTGTAGGAATGGTCGGATAGATACTTGATCAGCATAGTACGTAGGACCATCTGGTATCTCTAGTTTGTATGCACCACCGCTAATGACCTCTACGTTCTTCATCTTACCTGCAATCTCTTGCTGACCCATGATGGGTGTGTGATGAATGCGTAGACGTGCCAATGTACTAGCTGACTTGCTAGTCTTAGGTGTATCAGCACCCATACCCATAGCTTGTGCCATCTCTGCAAAGTTGTTTGTGTCTACTGTTGTTACTGTGTTCATATGTCTTATCTCCTATATATGTTTATCAGACGAAAGGTAGTTATATCACACTACGTCTTTTGTGTCAAGCCAGTTAGGGCCAATTTTTGCTTCTAATAATAATGGTATGTTAAAGTCCAGTGACCACTTCTTGTTTACTATAGGTATCAACTTATCGTTGGCTACCTGTATGATCTTTAATACTATTTCCTCTTCGTCTGGGTGTATGTCAATTACAATTGAGT